TTATGACACATAATTAAGTCTATTTTGCTCTTTTTTGTGTCGGTAGTGATGCAACAATATTACACAGCATTGCCTAACCCCACCCCCGCCTATGTTAGTTAGTGCTTACTTACACAAGTGGTTAATTATTGACCAGTAAAGTTAGTAAGTGCTCACTAGCTGGTTAATTATTGACCAGTGCCGCACCAATATAGTGCATGGGGCAGTGTTGCACCCTATTGATGCATCCATGCACCATCATAGTGCGCTATCAATAACCATGCCATGGTGCACCGCAATAGTGTTGTATTTACACACAATGGCTTGTGGCTGTCCTTAGGTGAAAACCCTATACTGTTATTTCATACAGTGTCATCGGCCTGGGATGGCTTGTGGCTGTCAGTGATAATAACCCTATGGTTTATCTGGTATGATTCTATTGTGTATATAGGTATAAGCGGCACATTTTTAACCTAGTACTTATCGGAGAATAAAAAATGCATAAAACACTATTGACTGTAGATTCCAATGCCAAGACGGTAAAAGGCCAGGAATTCGGCTTTATGACCGGCATTCTATATATGGCACCCGCAGATATATCAGGCTATAACGTTTGCTCCATGGCCGAATTAGCAGGTTGCAAGGCCGCCTGTTTATACACTGCCGGCAGGGGCGCCATGAATTCGGTGCAGGCCGCTAGAATCAGCAAGGCGAAATTTTTCTTTTCCAATCGCCAGGCATTCATGGAAATTCTAGTGAAAGATATCAAGGCCCTAGTCCGCAAGGCCAATAAAAAGGGAATGATTCCGCTTGTCCGCTTGAATGGTACGTCCGATATAAAATGGGAAAACGTCCGCTTTGATTATGGATTCGGAAACGAGCAAATTACAATTTTTGACTTGTTTCCCGAAGTACAGTTTTACGATTACACAAAAATCGCTAACCGGCAAAATTTGCCTGCCAATTATGACTTAACATTTTCCTATTCCGGCACGTTAGCGTTTCAAAAATACGTTACTCAGGCTATAGAATCGGGAATGCGCATCGCTGCAGTATTCCGTAATCGTGCCGACATTCCGGCCAAGTTTTTAGGCCTTGATTGCATTGACGGGGACAATAGCGACATTCGGCACATTGACCGAAAAGGCGTTATAGTCGCCTTATACGCCAAGGGCAAGGCCAAAAAAGATACTTCGGGCTTTGTTATCGATACACCTAAGCGACTGATTCCGTTACAATTGGCCGCTTAATCAATCAATTTTTAACATTATGGGGGTTTCACTATGATTACACCGTACACTAAGCGCCAGGAAAGTATGATTGTCTCAAATGTAATGAAAGCCGTTGACAATCCGGCTAAACTATCGAAACAAGCTTACAAGTATCTCTATTTGTGCTCCGGCTTCATAGCGCATTATGATCACGGGGGTTTCATATCGTATTATCAACGTCATAGTCTTAAAGCCGATATCTTACGGTTTCGGGATTCCAATCAATGGAAAAATTTCACTCCGAACGACCGGGATTATCAGTACTATAAAAGCAAGGCCGATATTTATAACCGAATCATTCAATCAATAGGGGCTTAACTATGGAATACGCTACACTCAGAGAGAAAATCGCAGCCGAAAAGGCCGAACGTGTTAACCGATACGCCAAGTATCAGGAAATCATTGACAAAGCTTATAAGGCCGGGATTGAAGCCGGAAAGAATGCAAGGCCGATTCCGATGTACGTTATCGATCAAGGGATTCCAATCGATCGTATCGATGACGGGGCCTGCGGATTCGCATGGATTGCATTTCCTGGTAATACGTCATTCGGGAAATGGGCTAAAAAGCAAGGCCTTGCACGTTCGCACTATCCTAGTGGGCTTTGCGTATGGGTTAGCGAATTCGGCCAAAGTGTAGACCGAAAAGACGCATTCGCAGGCGCATATGCTAAAGTCTTAAAAGATAACGGGATAGACGCCTATTCCGGCAGCCGATTAGACTAGGACAGTGTTATCCTATAGCGTCTCTGTCTCAGGGGCGCTATGGGGCTAATATTGGCCTTAAAATGGAGGTTTTAATCATGGACTACTATCTTGCTTTTCAAATCGCTGGCCTGTTGCTGGCCTTGGGCGCTGTCGTGCAAATAATGAAACCTTGGAACATTAAGTGAGGAAACCATGAAACCAGGAAGAAAACTTTTGATCAATGCATCAAATGACGATATCAAAGCCGTGGCGGCAAAACGAGGATTACAGTTTTCTGATGAGGACTGCGAGGACTTGCGGAAGAATCCCTTGTCGTTTTGCTGGGGTTCCAATGGCAGGGAAACCGTAGCGTATGCCGTTGACGATTTTGCTAGAGCGTTCGAAGGATAGACCATGAAACTCATGACCTACGGCGGCGTCTTAATCGAGCAATGCGAGTACACTGGGCGGTGTTACATCAGCGACTATTGTCGATGGTTTAATTCGCTAAGGTCAGCAAAGCACTCAATCACGAAGAGGAAAGGCGGTAAAGCATGAACGATCTACACTGGCAAGAAAATGGATTACTAGGCTATTATCTTGGCCTTAGTGATATTGTCTCCATCTGTAAAAAGCAGAGCACTGCAATCCCTTGGGACTATATCGAAAGGCGATTAGTAGAATTACGCACTGAGCATGACAAACTACACCAAGCGGGATGACAATGAAACTACGACATCTTGACCTATTTAGTGGTATAGGTGGTTTTTCTCTTGGCCTTGAGCGCACGGGAGGGTTTCAAACTGTGGCCTTTTGCGACAGTGATAAAAAGACCCACTTAGTCCTAAAAAAGCATTGGCCCAATGTGCCGATATTTGATGATGTATCTACTTTAAAAGGAAAAGACCTTGGAACAGTTGAAATTATTACAGGAGGATTTCCCTGCCAGGATTTGTCAGTCGCAGGAAAAGGCGCAGGACTCGCAGGAGCAAGAAGTGGCCTTTGGTGGCAATTCCACAGGCTCATTGAAGAAACGCAGCCGAAGTATGTCATCGCAGAAAATGTCGCAGTGCTTCGATCTAGAGGATTGGATCAAGTGCTCAGGTCGCTCCATCAGATCGGGTATGATGCGGAGTGGCACTGTATACCCGCTTCAGCCGTTGGCGCACCTCACCAAAGGGACAGAATCTGGATTGTGGCCTACCCCAACGGCGATGACAGGCGGTCAGGGAGTAGCGCCGAGCCACATCAACGGCAAGCATGGATGGAATCTAGGCGCAGCGGTGAACGATTCAGTGAGCGAGAAACCGAACAAGCTTTGGCCTACTCCGAGAGCGTGGGATTGGAAGGATTCGGGATACGAACCATCGGCACAGAGCAGAAAGAGTCCTTGCCTACCCGCAGCAGTTGTATTGTCCGAGCAATTAACAAGTCCGACTTCTGGGAAGTTGAACCCCAATTGGGTAGAGTGGCTGATGGGATACCCAACAGGGTGGACAGACTTAAACAACTAGGAAACTCTCTAGTGCCTCAGATACCTGAGTTAATTGGTTATGCTATACTTCAAAAGGAGCAACTGAAATGATGCTTACAGTAGACGAAATCCTAGACATTGCTGACGCTAAACTTGACATCAGCGACTTTGGGAATTGGTATGGTAACGATGACGCTATCGTTGAATTCGTGTGCGAAGTGCTCAAAAGAGAAAGTGAGAAAGAAAATGGCATGGTTGCTTGATAACCCTGAGAAAGAATACATTGAATCCTGCAAGACTGATGTAATGAAAACATGGCGAAGGTTTGGATTCATTCCTCCATCGGAGCAAAAGGTAGACTTTAAAGAAAGCCTTGATGCTTTGGACAATCTAACCATAAGAGGGACAGATGAGAAACTTCGTGGCAAAATATGCTCAGAGAAGCGGAGCAGGGAAACACAAGAGAAAAAACAAGGATAAAGGGGACACACTAATGCGATGCGCTGCTTGTAATGAAATTTTAACCGACTATGAGGCATCGGTGAGGTCTGTCTTTAGTCGTGAATATGTCTCACTGTGTAAACACTGCCTGGGAACGATTAAAACCGACTGTGTCGCCGTTGGGAACATCAACCTGATGTCAGACCTAGACGATGTGCACGAAGCCGACAGTGAGGCTGAAAATGGCCTTAGCGGCGATTTCCCTGATGATGACTACTATATGGACATCAGAAATGACCGCTGACGGGGTGGCACGATTCTTGCTATTAAAGACTATATTGATACTATAGTGCTATAGCACTAATGATACTATAGTGCTATAGCACTAATGATGCTAATGATTTATATTTATAATTATTCTTTTATCAATGTTGTTACATCAATGAAAGGTAGGGCTAAGTGGAAAAAATCGATCAAGAACGATTCTATTGGTTCACCGTGCAGGACACTTCAGAACTTTTTGTGCACAACAACATCAATGTGGAAACTTTCTTGGGGGATGTGTTAGATTCTGTCCTTCGTGTCAGGCCTGAGTGCAGGCAGGCCTTCCAAATCCTGGCTATTCTTGACCAAATTAGTCAACTAAAGGACATTGATGATGCAAACGACATCGCAATCGAAGTTTTTAAGGCATGAAGCGTGTGACTCATGCGGCAGCAGTGATGCCAAAGCTGTTTACTCTGATGCCTCTGCCTATTGTTTCAATTGTAAGACCTATTTTAAGGCCTCTGACGGCCTTGCTGCCTCTACTGAGGGGAAGATACTACCCATGACCAACAAAGCCGTTGTAGGCCAAATTAAGCCTATTGCTGGGCATTTTAAAAGCATACCTGAGCGTGGTATCACCAAAGCCACCTGTGAAGCCTACGGAGTGCTTCAGACAGACACTGAGCACTACTATCCCTACACCGATGCCAAAGGCACGGAAGTGGCCTACAAGGTTAGAGTTGTCCCAGACAAGTTATTCAGGAGTCAAGGCAATATCAAGGATGCTTTACTCTTTGGTCAGTCGATGTGGAACAAAGGTGGTAAGTATGTGACCATCGTTGAAGGTGAACTTGATGCACTAGCGGCTTATCAGATGATGGGGTCAAAGTATCCTGTGGTGTCCATCAAGAATGGTGCACAGTCAGCAGTCAAGGACTGCCAGGCACAATATGAATGGCTTGACAGTTTTGATTCTATCGTGTTAGCATTCGATAGTGATGAACCAGGCAAGGAAGCTGCTGATGAAGTGGCTGAGTTGTTTGGTAGCAAGGTCAAAGTCATGAAGATGGGCCAAGGCTATAAAGATGCCTGCGACTATCTTAGGGATAACAAATCTGCTGACTTTGTGAAGGCGTGGTGGGCAGCAGAGCAATATGTGCCTGATGGCATTGTGGCCGGCTCGGACTTGCTTGAGTTGGTCATGCAGCCGTTAGAGAAGTCAGTCGCACATTATCCCTATGCCGGCTTAAATGGCATGACAGGTGGAATCCGTGCACAAGAGATGGTGGTTGTTACTGCCGGCTCTGGCCTTGGTAAGTCACAGTTCATGCGAGAGATAATCTGGCAGTTGTTGTGTGAAACAAAAGAGAACATCGGCATTATGTTCTTGGAAGAGTCAGTAAAGAGGACTGCACTATCTCTGATGTCGCTGGCAATCAATAAACCATTACACTTGTCTGAGGTAGAAGCTGATGATAGAGAAAAGAAGGAGGCCTTCGATAAAACACTCGGAAGCAATCGACTCTATTTTTATGACTGCTTTGGTTCTACTGCTATTGACAACATTATCAATCGGGTTCGCTACTTTGCTCGTGGGCTTGATTGCCGTTTTATCCTCTTAGACCATGTGTCCATCGTTGTCTCAGCACAGGACCACGGTGATGAGAGAAAAGCAATCGATGAAATCATGACCAAATTGAGAATGATCGTGCAGGAATTGGGCATAACCTTGTTTGTGGTGTCCCACCTCCGTAGGCCTGATGGCAAAGGCCACGAGGAAGGCGCTGCCACCAGTCTGTCCCAATTAAGAGGCTCAGGAAGTATTGGACAATTGGCAGATATGGTGTTAGGATTAGAAAGAGCAGCACAACATGAAGACCCTATTGAGAGGAACACTACCAGGGTTAGAGTCATAAAAAATCGTTACAGCGGCGAGACTGGTAAGGCCTGTGCGGTGCTCTATGACAAATACAGTGGCCGCATGACAGAAATCAATGAGGCTTCACTTTAAGGAGAAGAACACATGACATCAGCGGCACTGATAGGTTTGTTTGCTTTTATTTCTTCGGTATTGAAAGGACTAAAATGATTGAGACCTGGTCTTCATCGAAAGTCAATGCTTATCTTGAAGATAAAGATAAAGAGATTGACCAGCTACAAGATGAGATAAGGACTTTGACAGAACAACGTGATGATGAAGAGGCACGAGTCAAGGTCTGTGTAAAGTTTCTGAGAGAACTGCTGCATCCAGAGTATTTTGGATGGTCAGTCAATCAGGAAGTAAGAGAGCAAGCAAGAAAAAGTTTTATGAAACAGTCGGAACTGAAACTAAAATTGGATAACTACATCGGCTTTGATGACGATGGCTATCTGGAGTGCTCGGTATTTCTAGGCAACGGAGATGACCCCATCATCAATGAAAAGTTTTCGATGAAGGACATCGTCAAAGAGTTTATCGATGTTCGATCAAGCAAACTGGGTTTTGATAAGATGTATGACCAGCAGCGTGATATGGTCATCAAGACTCTAGAAAAGTCTATTGAGGCTCTCAAGAAGGCTGCATGAGTGCTTGGTTGATTATCGTCACAGGCATGATATACGCCTACATTGCTGTGGAGCAAGGCATCAAAGGCAACACAGCGATGTTGGTCGTATACGGCGGTTATGCCTTTTCTAACATTGGTCTTTACCTAATGGCGACAAAATGACTATCATACCGTTTTTGTGGTTAATGCTGGCTACGATACTGTTTGCACTGTGGAGGTCCTATGGTGAAGGTTAGCGGTGTCCCCTATGAAGTAACACTAACGCCTTGGAATCCGTTAGACTACATCAAAACAAAGGAACAACTTGATGAGTATGTCACTGCCTACTCCGCAGAACTAGAGCGTGAAAATGCTATGATGAGAGCACGGATGGACAGGCTAGAGAATGAACTTAGAATCTCAGAAGAGTTAGTTAATCGCCTGAACATCGAAGTTATGAATCTGAGACTTAACAAATGAAACCAATTAGTGTAACATCAGCAATAAATAAGAACGGTGTATTGACACTGTATGTATTAACCGATGATGGAACAATTCTGAAGAAAGCAGACGATGAGACAAGATGGCAGCAAATCGATGCTATTCCTGGACATAGAAACGAACAGCAAAGCCAGCCAAATCTGGTTAGTAGTGACAAAGGACGCAAGAAGCGGGGAAGTTAGATGTCATCGCAAGGCAGACACTTTATTAAAAATGTTAGAGGACAAGCCATTGTTAGTGGCACACAACGGAATCGGATTCGACTTCCCGATATTGAACAGGCTATGGAATACGAAGATAGTTCCATCGATGTGCATCGATACCCTGGTCATGTCAAGGCTGATGAATCCAAACCGAGACGGAGGCCACAGCATAAAGGAGTGGGCCTTAAAGTTAGGGACAGAAAAGATTGACTTCCAAGACTTTGATGCCGGCTGGTCTGAGGAAATGCAGACCTATTGCATCAGGGATGTGGATGTGTTGGAGAAGGTTTACTATAAACTTTTAGAGGAACAGAAACAATATGGCTTCTCAGAAGACTCAGTCGAACTTGAGCACCAAGTCGCAATCATCATCGCAAAGCAAGAGCGAAACGGCTTTAGATTCGATATGCCTAACGCTATGGTCTTATTGGCAGAACTTAAAACTAAAATGGTTTCCATCGAAGATGGATTACAGCAAATCTTCCCTCCCATCGTCACCGAAAGAGTCAGCGAAAAAACAGGTAAGAAACTCAAAGACGGTGTCGAAGTCTTCAACCCAGGCTCAAGGCAGCAAATCGCCAAGAGGCTCCAAGAAAAAGGATGGAAGCCAAAAAAGTTTACCGAAAAAGGCCAAGCGATAGTTGATGAATCCACTCTTGCAGGCGTTAATATTCCAGAAGCCAAAGCAATCGCAGAATACCTACTCATACAGAAACGGGTGGCTCAGATTGAATCCTGGATTGATGCTACAACAGAGGACGGACGGATTCACGGTAAGGTCATCACCAACGGAGCGGTCACAGGCAGAATGACACACAGTAGCCCAAATATGGCTCAGGTGCCTTCGGTAGGATCAGAGTATGGTGCAGAGTGTCGCAGTCTCTTCACCGTGCCACAAGGCTATAAATTGGTTGGTGCTGATGCTGCATCGTTAGAGTTGCGTATGCTTGCACACTACATGAAAGATGAAGAGTATGCTAAAGAAATCGTTGAAGGTGACATCCACACCAAGAACCAAATTGCAGCAGGTCTTCAAACACGAGCGCAAGCGAAGACATTCATCTACGCTTTACTATACGGAGCGGGGCCTGCCAAAATCGGGAAGATTGTTGGTGGTTCGGCAGCGCACGGTCAGAAACTCATCGATACTTTTCTTCGGAACACGCCGGCTTTGCAACGCCTTCGCAAAACGGTTGACAAGTTATCGATACAAGGGACGCTACCAGGTCTTGACGGTAGGAAACTATACATTCGTTCCGCACACGCAGCACTTAACACGCTACTACAAAGTGCTGGTGCGATAGTGATGAAGAAGGCTTTGGTCTTACTTGACACTGAACTTAGGCGGTACAAGTTAGATGCAAACTTTGTTGTGAATGTGCATGATGAATTCCAGTTAGAGGTCAAGGAAGAACACGCACAGAAAGTAGGGGAATTAGCAGTTGACAGTATTAAAAAAGCAGGTGTAAAATTGAACCTGCGGTGTCCACTGGACGGTGAATACAAGATTGGAGATAATTGGTGTCAGACACATTAGACGAATTACCAGAGCCGGACACAGCAATTCTTATTGCAGTTGTGGATAAGGAAGTTCATGTGGCATACTCTAAGAACCTGGAAAGTAAATTTGATGATTTGCTTGACATTTTAGATACTGCTGCTATGATGGTGGCTGAAGAGCAAAAGAAGAAGTTAGACCCTAGTATCAAAATTCATTGACCTAAAAGGAGAATCAAATGAATGACGTAGCAAAACCTGTAAAGGTTAAAGCCACAATTATGTGGTGCTTTCACAATAAGCCTAACGATATGTCAGGCAAGTTCCAGGTAGACTTGTGTAACCTATCTGATAACGCAGTGAAGGCTTTGGAAAGCATTGGCCTTGAAGTGCGTAAGCGTGAAGACAAGCCAGAGAAAGGCTTTTACATCACTTGCAAGAGCACTGTGCCGATGAAAGTATTCGATGCCACTGGCAGTGATTTAGGCAATGTAGCCATTGGTAACGGATCTACAGCGACTGCTGTAGTTGGTACTTATTCATGGTCGTGGAAGAACAAGAAAGGCACTTCTGCGTCCCTGACTAAGATGGTGATTGATAGTCTGGTTGCCTTTGATGCCAGTGAGGCAGAAGAGGCTGAAGAAGAAGTTCTGTAAACATAACCGAAAGGATAATTATGTACGTTGTAAAATTGAATGGTCGTAAAATTACACTGAAGTCTCTGTCTGGTTTTAAGAACTACGAATCTGCTCGTAACGCACTTCGTAAGTATCTTCGTGCACGAGGTCAAGGCCGTATTCACGGACAACTTGGTTACTCCATCGCACGAGTGTAATCAGTGATCGCACTTGTTGATGGCGACATTATCGCTTATACAATCGCTGCTGGATGCGAGGACTATGACGATAAGACCGCTATCAGCAAGTGCTCTGAATATCTTGAAGACCTCGTATATATTCATGCTGGTTGTGATGACGCTGATGGCTGGCTCACAGGCTATCAGAATTTTCGTACAACAGTAGCAAAGACAAAGCCATATAAAGGCACTAGAACACAAGAAAAACCTAAGCACCTAGAGTTACTTAGGACATACCTAAACACCGCTTGGAATTTTAGTATTGAGCAGTATCAAGAAGCCGATGATGCTCTTGGTATTGCTGCTTATTCGCTGGACCCTGAAGAGTACGTTATTTGCACCACCGACAAAGATTTAAACATGATTCGTGGCTGGCACTATAACTTCAGAAAGAATGAGAAGTTTTGGATTGATGAAGATGAGACGCTGTATAACTTCTATACACAGGTGCTCACCGGCGACAGGACTGACAATGTGCCTGGACTGAAAGGTGTCGGTCCTAAGAAGGCAGAGAAGATTTTAAAAGGCTGTAAGACTGAATATGAGTTGTATGATGCTGTGCTCAAGGCATACGACAACGATGAAGAATATCTAACTGAACAGGCGACACTATTATGGATACGAAGAAAACCAAATCAGGTCTGGAAAAAGCCCCGATAGTTTACGTTGAATGGGTTGATGCTGTATCAGATGCTGGCTGGCAAGAAAACACAAAGACAGAAATTCATCGGTGCCTCACGATTGGCTGGATTGTGTCAGAGTCGGACGATGCCATCTGTGTCGCCAACACAGTCAGCATGGACTCCAGCAACGCCAGGATGCACATACCGAAGTCGTGGATTAAAACTAGGAAGGAAATCGACATTGAAGCCATCATCAGCGAAAGCAAAGGGAAGAGTTCTCCAGCAGTTCGTAAGGGACCTAATAGTCGCAAAGTTCGGACTGGAACCTGATGATGTTCGTTCAGTTAGCATGGGCGTGTCGGGAGAGGACCTGCTTCTTAGTCCAGCAGCCAGACGGAAGTTACCGATCAGTATGGAATGCAAGTCCAGAGCAAGCATCTCAGTATATGGACATTATCAACAAGCGAAGGACAACTGTAGAGGATACGAGCCAGTGCTCATCATCAAGCAAAACAGAGATAAGCCCTTGGTTGTGGTAGACTGTGATTATTTTTTTGAACTGTTAAGGCCGATTCTGTGGCAGTTCTGCCGCTTCCTTGAGCACGTTGGCTTTGAAGGTGTACGCCAGAAAGTTAAGATTGATGGTGACCTCAATGAGTGTTTATTCCAGCGTTACTTTGAAGATAAAAAGTACACCGAAGAAGATATTCAGGACTACTACGATGCGCTGAATGAGGATGCCGAATGAAACTACTGATGCTAGACATCGAAACAAGCCCCAATACTGCACACATATGGGGCCTTCGTGACCAGTACATCAGTCCTGAGCACTTGCTAGAGTCATCCTATGTCCTGTGTTGGGCAGCGAAATGGTACGGCAAGAAAGAAGTCATGTTCGATTCTGTGTTCAAGACTAAAGAACCAAAGAATATGCTTCAGCGGATTCATGACCTAATCTCTGAGGCTGATGCTGTGTGTCACTACAATGGCACACGCTTTGACATACCAGTGCTCAATAAAGAGTTTCTACTACATCATCTGGCACCGCCGGCCCCGTATAAACAGATTGACTTGCTAAAGGTAGTTCGCAAAGAGTTCCGTTTTGCAAGCAATAAGTTAGACCACATTGCACAGAGGCTTGGCTTAGGTCAGAAGACCGCACATGAAGGCTATCAACTCTGGGTCAAGTGCATGAACAAAGACCCTGCTGCGTGGAAAGTAATGGAGAAGTACAACAAGCAGGATGTGTTGCTGTTGGAGAAAGTATATGATCGTCTGCTACCTTGGATTAAGTCTCACCCTAATCATAACCTCTTCAACGGTCACGGTTGTCCCAACTGTGGAAGCGGGAGACTGCAAAAGCGTGGATTTACCTACACCACCACCGGAACCTTCCAAAGATTCCAGTGTACGGATTGTGGTTCCTGGTCCAAATCCTCCAAAGCAATAAAGGAGCACGCCAGTGTCACAGCAGCATAAAACATTAGGCGACTACATCGCAACAAAGCAGATTGGCGGTGACCACTACAAGACTGGCATTCAGCCCTGGGATGTGTTCCTAGATTGGGAGTTAGACCCTTGGCTATGTAACGTCATCAAGTATGTACAGCGCCATCATCGCAAGAACGGCAAAGAGGACCTAGAGAAGGCATTGCACTACCTAGAGTTTGCTCTCGCTAACTACGATAGGATTAAGAAGTCTTACTATGAGTGAAGCGTCTCTCTACAGCCGTAATATGCTCAAAGGCATTGCTGAGTTGAAGAAAGGCAATTGGCTTCCTGGCTTTAACCTGTTTGAGTATCGTGTGTATAATCCAGTCAAGATTGCTCTTGGTGCTAAAACACCATTAGCACGAGCACCAGAGTGGATTCCTGGCCTTGATGTTGTGAACCGCAACATAGTCATCACGAATGAGCAAGGCATGGGCGACAACATCATGTATAGCCGCTTTATAACACTGCTTAGAGAACTGAAGTTGAAGTCTGTCTCTGTGGCTATGACGAGGAACTTAAATCCCCTTATATCCCAGATTGAAGGATGTGATGGCATCGTCAGCGACATGGACTGTCCATCACAGGCTGTTCGTGTCAGAGCACTATCACTGCCTTCGTTGTTGTTACAATACAGCCTTCTTCCGTCAAAACAACCTGAGAAGGTCTACGGCTCTGAAGGCTACTTTAAGTTTGATGTGGAGAAGACAGACAAGGTTGGGTTTTGTTGGAAAAGTGAAAACTCTTCGTGGAACGCTGAAGCAAAGAAAATACCACAAGAGTTAGCAGAGAATTTTTATAATAAGTTGAAAAAACACAAAGATGTAGTATCATTGCAGATTCAGCCTGATTTCATGCCTAGTTATCTTGATGGCAGGGACTGGCTGGATACGGCAAAGAAGTTGGCTGCCTTAGATGCAATCGTGACTATCGATACGGGAGTTGCACACTTGGCAGGAGCGTTGGGGGTGAGGACTATCAATCTTATTGGTGCGGCTGAATATGCTGGTTGGTTTTATCATCCAGTAAATTCACCGACAACACCTTGGTATGATTCGATGGAACTTGTATGGTATGAACCATTTACTAATTGGAAGGCAGGGCTGGATGAAGCACTGAAGAGGTTATGTCGCTAACACTACGAGATATTATGGAACGCATGAGCAAGTTAGACGAAATCACTCTGTTAGAAGTCTTAAATATCTCATCAGAGGAATTAGTAGAAAGATTTGCAGATAAGATTGAAGATAAGTTTGATGAACTGGAGATAGACCTAGATGACTAAAATGAATAACTATTCTGAATTTATTGCAAAGAGTCGATACAGTCGGTTCTTGCCTGAGATGGACCGCCGTGAGCACTGGCACGAAACAGTGAATCGGTACATGGTGTTTATGTATAAGCACCTGCAAGACAAACACAACTACAAGATTAGTGATGAGTTGTACAAAGAACTCAAAGATGCAATCATTAACCTGGAAGTGATGCCTTCAATGCGGTCTATCATGACTGCCGGCAAGGCACTTGACCGTGATAACACTGCTGGCTACAATTGTTCATACTTGCCTGTCGATGACCCAAAGGCCTTTGATGAGGCTATGTATATCCTGCTGTGTGGCACAGGCGTAGGCTTTTCTGTGGAGCATAAATATGTCAATGAATTACCTGAAGTCCCTGACCAGTTGTTTGACTCTGAGACTGTTATTTCGGTTGCAGACTCTAAAGAAGGGTGGGCTAAAGCACTACGCCAACTCATCGCTCTACTATACTCTGGGGAAGTGGCAAGGTATGACCTATCCAAAATTAGACCTGCAGGAGCCAGGCTCAAAACTTTTGGAGGACGTGCCTCTGGTCCAGGGCCTTTGGATGAACTTTTTAAATTCACTGTTGCCAAGTTTAGAGCAGCCGCAGGTAGAAAACTTACATCAATCGAATGTCATGATATTCTGTGTAAAATCGGGGAAGTTGTTGTTGTGGGTGGAGTACGGCGATCAGCAATGATTTCATTGTCTGACCTTGAAGATGACCGAATGAGGGGAGCAAAAAGTGGAGACTGGTGGACACACAATGGACAACGAGCACTCGCTAACAACTCAGCAACTTACATTACTAAACCAGATATTGGACAGTTTCTTTCTGAATGGACAAGCCTTTATAACAGTCACTCTGGAGAGCGTGGTATCTTCTCACGAGCCGCAAGTAAAAGTCAGGCTA